GATGAAGATGGCTCGATTGGCCCCGTCTTTCAGCTGCAACAATTGCGGGATGACGCTGGGGCTGTGGACCCAGATGGCGTTGGCCATCGAGCGCGGCAGCAGTTTCGACCACATCGTAGCCACGTCCTGGAATTGCACCAGGTTGGCCGTTTGGCGGTTGACGCTGAGGGTGGCCGGGGCCGTCAGCAGACCCTGCGGCTTGCCGGTGCCGTTGCCCTGGAGAAAGGCGTATTCCTCGAACCAGGCGATGGCCTGGCCGAACAGCGTGAACAGGAACTTCTCCAGGCCGAACGCCGCGTCCTGCAAGAGGACGTTGGACGAGACGCTGTAGCCCGACAGTTCGTGGGCCTTCAGCTCCATCATCTTGAACTGCGGCTCGGTTTCGGTGCGGGTCTGGGCTTCTTCAGTCCAGTACATTTGCACGCCGCCGAAGAACGGGCTGATGCCGGCCTGCTGCACGGTCGTCACGTCGAGATAAGGGAATTGCAGCGTGGCCGAAGCCATCGGCTGCACGAAGGCCCGCGGACGAATGAACGTGGCCTCGCTGATGACCGCGAGGAGCTGGCGATAAAAGTCGGGCGGCACGACGTAGCCGCCGGTGACGCCGCTGGCCTCGGCGAGGGCCGCTTTGACGCGAGCGCCGGCGCGGTCCACCATGAAGCTGCCGTACTCCTTTTCGAGCCGGTCGGCATTGCGGGTGGCGACGGCCAGGCAAAAGTCGCCGAAATTGTGGCGGACGTCGCCAGAGCCGCTTTCGCCGAAAATCAGCGGGACGGCATGACGGCGTGCCTGCGACTGAACGTCCGCGAACTGCTTCAGGGCGGCGTTGACCATGCCATCGAGGGAGCCGGTGAACTTCTGGAAGGCGGCTTCCAGGGCACGCGAAACGGCGGGCGTGACGACGTCGTCGGTGACGGCGACGGCGTCGCCCTTGGCGATCAGGTCGCGGGCGTCCTTGTCGGACAGGTCGAGACGCTCGCCGGCCTTGCGGCCAAAGGAGGCCGCGTCCTTGGTGAGCTGGACGAACATGGGATCACTCTCGGGGGAATTCGGGTTGGTGGGACGCTGTTCCGTCCGTCTCCGGGCCGGGATGAGTGGCGGGACGCTTGGGGTCGTCCTCAGCCAGATGTGGCCCTAACGGTTTTTTCGGGTCGTTAATGTAGTATACAAAAGAGAGCCTAGTAAGTCAAGAGCAGTTTTGTGCGATGATGGCAGACAGTGGCGAACGGCCGATCGCCGGGTCACACCCGACCGCGCAGGCGGTCGAGCTGATCCTGCAAAACGCGGCGGCCAACCGCTTCGAGGTCCCAGGCTTCAATGCGGCGGCAGATGGCCTTCTCGATTTCGTCGAGCGGCGTGAAGGGGACGATCGCATCCGGTGCCGGTAGCGGCTGGAAGAGCGTTTCATCCAATCCCATGACGCGCAACAGTTCCGGCGGAATGGTGACGCGCGACTTGCTGACCGCTTCAACGACGGCGTTCTGCTGGGCCGGCATGAACGTGCAGGCATACTCCAGCAACACCCACTCGTCGATGACCAGTGTCACGTCTTCCCAGCCGGGTTGGCGGCGCTCCTCCCCGGCAGGTGCGTGAACTTTCGTCGGCAAAAAAGCCAATGGATTTGCCGCGCAGCAGGTCGGCCTGCACGAGAGCGAAAGCAGCATCGGCCGGCCAGGTTCCCTGCCAGTCGGCCGGCCGCGGAGGGTACTGCGTCTTGGCCTTGACGCCGCGGCGGTCGCCGTCCTTGACGACCTTGCGCCACAGCGAGCGGCCGACCGGCGGCAATTGGTAGGCGTGCTGCATGGTGACGATGGGATTGAGCTTGTACTGGCTCTCGTTCATGCCGCGGGCGACGACCACTTCGCGGGTGCGGTCGGGGGCTTCCGTCGAAATCCACGACACGTCCGAGCGCTCGCCGGGCAGGACTTCGCTCGGCCCCTGCGCGACGAGGGCCTTGCGGTAACGGAAGGCGTCGTCTTTCGGCAGGGCCTTGAGCAGGGCGTCCAGGGCGAACGCCTGTTTGTCCGTGAGCGGGAAGCCGAGCGGTCCTTCGGCGGGACCGTAGTACGATGGGAGGGCGGGGGGCATGGGGGCGGTTCCGTGGATTAGGGGGAGATCAATCAGCGTTCAATCTGCAACTTCGGCAGGACTTTTTTCAGCTCCTTTACGCCAGCGTCGGTCACGTCGGTCAGACCCAGCGACAGCTTTTCCAACTTGGTCAGACTCTTGAGGTTGTCGAGGCCATCGTCGCTCACCTGCGTACTGGCCAGGTCGAGCGTCCGCAGCGCCGTCAGGCCCTTCAGATGAGGCAGACCCCGGTCACCCACTTCGGTCAGACGCAGCGTGAGGGTTTGCAGGTTTTTCAAGTCTTTCAAGTGCGCCAGGCCACGGTCGTTAGTCTGGGTGCTGCTCAATTCCAGCGTCTCCAGCTTTTTCAGGTTCTTGAGGTAGGCCAAACCTTTGTCCGTGACGGCCGTGCCGGTTAGATCGAGGTTGCGCAGCTCGGTCAGGTTGGCCAGGTTCTCCAGTCCCTTGTCGGTCAGGTCGGTGCGGCCCAGCGTCAGCGTGCGGACCTGGGGGAAGGATTTCAGCACGGTCAGACCGGCGTCGTTGACCCGGGTGTTACGCAGGTGAACCGTCACGACGGGCTTGCCGGGAGCGTTCTCGTCGATTTCGACTTTGCCGGCCAGTTTCTTGACGAAGGCAATGGCCTTGTCCTGGTCGGCCTTGTCCTGCGCGGACAGGCTCGCAACGGCCGCGGGCAGAAGAAACGTCGGCATCAACAGGGTTTGCAATCGCATGCGCGGCTCCTGCTTTTCGTAACGAACCCACTTGTACCCACCCTCGCCTCATGACTAACCTAGTGTCTACTCCCTAGCACGCCGAGGAGGCTTTGGACTGTGAGCGTTGAATATCGTTGTGATCGCTGCCACAGCTTACATTTTGTCAACGAAGGTCCAGTCGCCTATTACACCCTGCCGGACGGTCGAAGCTTCTTCGGGCCACATGGTATGGGTTGGTGCCCATGCTGCCATCTGCTCACCGAAGTGGAAGAAGTGCCAAGGCCAGAAGACCTGGAACAGCGCCTCGCCCTGTTGCATCAACTTCCGGCCAGCGCAGATTCTCAGTCGGAGATGGAGCATTGGAGCATGTTGGCTGAATGGTCTCGCAGGAGGAAGCATCCGCCACGCTGTCTGCGTTGCGGTAGTCGAGATTTTATTGCCCTCAAGCAGATCGATGAGCACCTCATGGAGGCTCGAGCGGAAGGGACACGACCGTTTCGCCATCCGAGTTGCGGGGGTCTGTTTCGGGTTAAAGAGGTCTTTTTCTGCCAACCGGTAGGTAGGTGCCTCACGGCGGAAGGAGAGCCCTTGGATCGCCGCTGGGACGGCAGATTTCAGCGTTGGTGCCGACGGTTCTGTAGTTGGCTTGAAGGGCATTTTCATTGATTTTCTTGGTGTGGACCCGAAGGGAACGTTTCACCCCTTGCCCGCGTCGAGTTTGCTATCCATCGAATCGAGCTTGTTTCCCCCTACTCTCGCTCCGGCCGCCGGTTCCGCCCGCTATCGGGCATTTCCGGCCGGCGCGGCGCATCGGTGCGGTCCCACGTCAACGGCAGCCACGGCACGTCGCCCCACGGCACCGGCAGCAAGCCCTGGGCGCCGCGCACCTCGTTGATTGTCACCACGCCGAACTTCAGGTCCAGCTCGCGTTCCTTGGCGGACATTTCGCGGTTGACCGGGACCGGGTCCTCGCTTGCCAGGAAGAGCCGGCCGGTCGGGTCGAACAGCGGCACCAGTTGCTCGTTCAGTTTCTCATCGCGTCGGCGCAGGCGCGGGCTGATCGCCTTGGCCATGTGCTGATGCTCGGCGGCTTGCAGGTTGGCCAGGTTCGTCTCGCTGGTGAGGAAGGAAAGCGGTACGTGGAAGGCGTTCGCCACGTCCTCCTTCGTCGCCTTGACGTCGGCCAGGAGAGCGAGGTCGCCCATCGAATGGTCGAGGAGCTGCACCTTGAGGCCGGTTTCGCCGACGATGACCCGGCCGCTGCCGCCGCGGCGCAGCTTGGTGTTCCACTGTGTCTCCAGACGGTCGCGCTCCTCCTCGCCCAGGACTTCGTCCGGCGAAACGATGGCGTCCGGGACGGCGTGGTTCTCGAATTTGGCTTGCTTGAACACAGCAAACTCGCTGGTCAGCGTCACCTGCTCGAAGCAAGCCCGCAGGGGCGACAGGCCAGCGGTGTAGGGATCGCGCGGGTCGGGGTAACGGAAGTGGATCACGTCCTGGGGAGCGAAGCGTTGCTCGCGCGAGCCGGTGCGATAGACGTAGGCATCGACCAAACGTGGGCTGTTCGGATCGCGCGACGGCGTGACGTTCTGGCTGGGCAGCACCCAGATTTGCTCCGGCACGCCGAACGATCCACGCGCCAGATACCAATATGCGGAGCCGTGAACTTCCTGATAAAGCGTCGTCAGCTCCCAGAGGT